TACGAGGATGAACTTGCTAGAGCATTATCTGAAGATGGTTCTGCAGCTAGCACATTTATTACTCCTAAAACATATTACGAGAGTATATAATGGCTAGATTTGCAAAAGGAAATAGAGCATTAGCAATCTCTGATAGATCAGGCGCAGCTTTTCCATATAAAGAAATGGTAAAAGAATGGACCGGAGCTTTAGTACATAACTCTGAATTTGAACCTAAGCAACCACAATTAGAGCCACATCCTGTAGGAGCAGATCCACAAGGATTAAAAAATGCAAGACCTGCAAGAACAGAATTTCCAGTACAAGATATTTTACCTAACAATCCATTTACTACAACAGCTGGATCTCAAACTTTAAGTGTGTCTTATCCTTCTAATCAAATTAACGAAGGAACATCTCATGTTAGATTTCAATCTGTTAAACAAATAGTAGGGGGTGTTGCAATTGCAACTTTAGAATTAGAAACAACTTTAAATGGTGCAATTAATGATACAGTTAACACTTTAACTTTAACCAGTTCTGCAGCATTTCCAAACGCTGGTTTTATTGTAATAGAAAAAGTAAATCAAGATTCAACTAGTGCAACTTTTGGAAGATACATAAATGAAACAATTCAATACACAGGTAACAATACCGGCACAGGAGTTTTATCTGGATTAACAAGAGGCACAGCTGCACCTTTTAGAGGAATAACTCCATCTAATACTATAGCAACAACTCATGCTACAGGAGCAAAAGTTTTTGGATCATATTTAGCAACAGCAATTGCAACTACTGTAGAAGTTGGCCCTACATTACCAAACGGAACACAAGCAACAGAACAACAATTTAATTCTATAACAGTGCCTTTAGTATCTAATGCTGGAAGCACAGCAACAGGAGGCGGTTTTCAGTGTACAATTGGACCCGTAAATGATAGAGCTTAATTATGTCAGGACTTACAAGTTATAATTACACTACATTAAAACAAGCTATTCAAGACTATACTGAAGTTGGGTCTACTGTATTTACTACAACTATTTTAGATGGTTTTATTATGGCTGCACAAAATAGAATTAATTTAGATCTTCCAATGGACTCAGACAGACTTCAAGCAGAAGCTCAATTTGCAACAGATTTTAATACAATTACAATGCCAACAAAATTATTGTTTGTTAGAGGTATAGAAGTATATGAATCAACAGCAAACACAAATGGACAAGGAATATGGTTAGAAAAACGTGATCAAACTTTTATGTCAGAATATGTTGGTAATTTAACAGGAACTGCAGGTGGCTCTGCTGCACAAGATGTTACAGGACTTCCTAAATACTATTCAATGTTTGGTGGTGCAACAACAGGAGCTAATACAGCTACGTCTGGTGCTATATATGTAGCTCCAACACCCGATAAAAATTATAAATATATTATTCACTATAACGCAATGCCCACAGGTTTAGGTTCTGGTGGAGATGGTGATTCTAATACTTATTTAAGTAATTACTTTCCTCAAGGTCTATTATATGCATGTTTAGTAGAAGCATTTATGTTTTTAAAAGGTCCAACAGATATGTTGACACTATATGAAAATAGATATAAAACTGAACTACAAAAGTTTGCAGCGATGCAAGTTGGAAGAAGAAGACGAGACGATTACACGGATGGTACAATAAGAATTCCAATCGAGTCAGCGCCTCAATAATTAGGAGAAAAAAATTATGGCAATAACATCAGCAGTATGTAACAGTTTTAAAGCAGAAGTTTTACAAGCTTTACACAATTTTACAGCATCATCTGGAAACAGTTTTAAATTAGCTTTATATACAAGTAGTGCTACTTTAAATAAATCAACTACAGTATATAATTCTACAAACGAAATTTCTAACACATCAGGATCTGCTTATGTTGCTGGTGGAAAAGCACTTACAAGTGTAACTCCAGCTTTATCAACTGACACAGCGTGTTGTGACTTTGCAGATATAAGTTATACTTCTGCTTCATTTACAGCTAATGGTTGTTTAATATATAATGATACAAACGCTGATAGAGCAGTTTGTGCAATCGCATTTGGTGGAGATAAAACTGTATCAAGTGGAACTTTTACAATTCAATTCCCAGCAGCAGACGCATCAAACGCAATCCTTCGTATAGCGTAGAGGTAGCGACGGATGTCCGTTACTAGAACTTTTACAGTAACGGTAGCTAATGCCGGCGGTAATAAATATTTTATAGATGGTGTACAACAAGCTACTTTAAATTTAGCAGAAAATGGTACATATAAATTTGACCAATCAGATAGTTCAAACAGTAGTCATCCCTTAAGATTTTCAACAACAAGTGGTGGTACACATAGTGGTGGTACACAATACACAACAGGCGTAACTACAAATGGCAGCCCAGGTAATGCTGGAGCTTACACTCAAATTGTAGTAGCTGCTAGTGCACCAACTCTTTATTATTATTGTACAGCTCATTCAGGAATGGGTGGACAGGCAAATACTGTTGACGATAACAGTTATGGAATGTGGGCATGGAACACTGATGCATGGGGTGATCAAGGTCCTGTTGAAATAGTTTTAAGTGGACAGTCTGCAACTTCAAGCGTTGGAAGCGTTACTGTTACTGATATACAAACTGTTATACCAACAGGTCAATTAGCAACTTCTTCAGTAGGTTCTATAATTTCAGGTCAATTATCCGTTGTAGATTTAACAGGTGTGTCAGCTACATCTGAAGTAGGTGATTTTGATAATGCAGGTACATTAGTTGGTTGGGGTAGAAACGGTTGGGGTGAAGAACCTTATGGAGATTCATTTAATAAATTAGTTCAACCAACAGGATTAAGTTTAACATCTAGTCTTGGATCATTAGTAGCTACACCAGAAACAATTGCATCTTTAACAGGATTAAGTTCTACTTCTGCTGTAGGTAGTCTAAGTTTTATTATAAGTCCTGTAGTCGTACCAACAGGTCAAAGTGCAACAACTAGTGTAGGAACAGTTTCAACTTCAGATGCTATTGGATTAACAGGTTTAGGAATGACTTCTGAAGTTGGTTCTATTACTCCCGCTGATGTAATGGGTTTAACAGGACGACAAGTAAATACACAAGTAGGAAATTTAATAGAAGAAACTGCAACATTTGTAACTCCAACAGGAGTATCAGCGACATCTTCTGTAGGATCTTTGGTTTCTGGAATAGGAGTTCCGTTATCCGGGGTTAGTGCTACATCTGCAGTAGGCTCATTAAGTTTTGTATTTTCAATGGACCTTACTTTAACCGGTGTACAAGCAACAACTGAATTAAATGATGATCTTATTCTTAAATACTTTGGAAAAATTACACCTAAAGATAGTACAGGGTATACTACCAAGACACCTAAAAATAGTACAGGATATACAACTAAAACAGCATAATTTATGTTTGACTTAAAACTAAATACCCAATATAAATAACAACAATTAGGAGAATTAATAATGGCTTCAACATACACAGATCTTGGTATAGAACTAATGGCAACCGGCGAAAATGCTGGTACATGGGGAACAAAAACTAACGCAAATTTAAATCTTATAGAACAGTTAACAGGTGGTTTTGCTACTTTATCAATTGCTGGTGGAGCAGGTACTCAAGACTTAGATATAGATGACGGTGCTTTAACAGGAACTGCACAACAAAGAATTATAGAATTTACAGGATCAATTACTGGAAACAGAATTATAACAATTCCAAATGACGTAGAAACTTTTTACATTTTAAAAAATTCTACTTCTGGAGCTTATACAGTTCAATTTAAATATGCTACTGGTTCAGGAAGCAGCACAACTTTTTCAGCTACAGATAAAGGAATTAAAACTATTTATGCATCAGCTAATGATGGAACAAACCCTGACATTGTTGATGTTATGGCTAATTCTTCAGAAATTGTTTTAGCTAACAATAATCCAATAAAATTTAATGATGCTGATAACTCAGCATTTGTAGGAATAGATGCACCAGCAACAGTAAGTGCCTCTTACACATTAACATTACCAGCAGCTGTAGGGTCTTCTTCTCAAGCTTTAGTGACAACAGATGGATCTGGAACTCTAGGTTTTACCTCAACATCAACCTTTGGTATTACAACAGGAAAAGCTATTGCAATGGCAATGATTTTCGGATAAAAACAAATATAGGAAATAAATTATGGCAAATCCAAATATAGTAGCAGTAACAAATATCTTAGGTGGTAACCTTGGTTGGAATTTATCAGCTACAGCAACAACAACTTTAATGACTGTTGCTGCAGAAAAAATTGTAAAAATTAATAGAATCACATGTGCTAATGTAGATGGAACAAGTGCAGCAGACGTTTCATTATTTGTAGATGGTTTAACAACTGCTGGTGCAACTGGAATCACACCAACAGGAGCTAGTGCAACAGTTTATCTAGCAAAAACAGTTTCAGTACCTGCTGACGCAACGTTAGTAATTTCAGACACACCAATTTATTTGATGGAAGGTGACATCCTTAAAGGTGGAGCTAGTGCAGCGTCTGATTTAGATTTATTTATTTCATACGAAGTATTAGACGACGCATAGAGAGGTTAACCTTTATGTTAATAACAAAAGGAGAATCTAATGTCTAGCGACAACGGTGGAATTATTGGTGTTGTAAACGATCCAACAAGCACAGTAGCTTCTGGAGTTTGGCAACAAGAAGAACAATACGAAGCAAAAGTAAATGGCACTTGGCCTCAAAGAGCATTATTCACAACTAACTCTGCTAGGTTTGAAACAAATACTTACCTGAATAAAGCTTCGACATCTTCGACATCTGGAAATACAAAAACATTTACAATAAGTTTTTGGATTAAAAGAGGATCTTTAGCAACTGGAGACAATCAATTTCCAATTAGTTTTTATCAAGATTCTAGTAGTAGAATTTCTATTGCTTTTTTAACCGACAATACCTTTATTGCTTATGCAGCAGTAAGTGGAGTAGATAAGATGAACTTTACTACAAATAGAGTTTTTAGAGATGCTTCTGCTTGGTATCATATAGTTTTAGCAGTTGATACAACACAAGGCACAGAGGCAGATAGATTTAAAATGTATATTAATGGAGTTCAAGAAACATCATTTAGTACAGCAACATATCCTAGTCAAAACCAAGATCTTACAATTAATACAAATATTTATGTGGGAACTTATGATACAAGTAATAATTTCTTAAGTGGTTATTTAGCAGAATTTGTATATATCGATGGAACAGCTCTTGATCAAACATCATTCGGAGTTTCAAACTCTGATGGAGTTTGGACCCCAATTCCTTATACAGGAACCTTTGGCACTAATGGATTTAATTTGCAGTTTGAAAATGCTGCAGCGTTAGGGGAAGATTCATCGGGTAACGACAATGACTTTACAGTTAATAGTTTAACATCAGTAGATCAATCAACTGACTATCCTGTAGTTAATTATGCAACATTAAATCCTTTAAGTAATGGTTCAAAGACAACTCTTTCAGAGGGTAATTTAGTGTCAACAGGAAATACTGCAACAGATAGTGGAATGTCAACAGTTACACTACCTATTGCTTTTTCTGGTAAATGGTATTGGGAAATGAAAATAACAGGTTCTCATGTTGATTATCCTAAAGCAGGAATTTTTAAAGATTGGGAAACAGTAAATCAAGGAACTATGAATGGTGCAAGTGGTGGAGCATTTCAACTAAATGCTTATATTCAAAAGGGTTTGTCAACTTTAGTTTCAAGTGATGGAAATATATCTATAACTGCACCTGCTAATGATAATATAATTATGTATGCTTTAGATGCAGTTAATGGAAAATTTTATATAGGTAATAATGGAACTTGGTATAATAGTGGCGACCCTACAAGTGGTGCTACAGGCACAGGTTCAGTTTTAAATTTAACTTCTGGTAATATTAATATGATAGCAACACACGAATATAATGGAAGTAAATCTAATTGGAACTTTGGCTCTCCACCTTACGCAATCTCATCAGGTAATACAGATGGTAATGGCTATGGAAACTTTGAGTATGCAGTACCTAGTGGATATTATTCTTTAAACACAAAAAACCTAGCGGAGTTCGGATAATGGCTTATACAACTATCAATAAGGGAGAAACTTATTTTAATACAGTATTATATACAGGTAATGGTTCTACACAATCTATCACTGGAGTTGGATTTCAACCAGATTATTCTTGGATAAAAAAAAGAAGTGCTACAGGAAACCATATGAACCAAGATGCCGTAAGAGGTTCTACTAAACATTTGCACGCAAATACTAATGATATAGAAGTTACAGATGCTACCGGGGTTACAAGTTTTGATGCTGATGGATTTGCAGTAGGTTCTAATGGAAATGTTAATGATAATAGTGCTACATTTGCAGCATGGAACTGGTTAGCAAATGGTACAGGTTCATCTAATACAGCAGGTTCTATAAATTCTACAGTTTCAGTAAACACAACAGCAGGATTTAGTATTGTGTCTTATACAGGTACAGGAAGTGCTGGTGCCACAATCGGACATGGATTAGGAGTTGCACCAAATGTTATAATTACAAAAGCAAGAACTAACTCTGGACGATATTGGGGTGTGTATCATTCGTCTTTAGGTAACACAGGCGTTATGGCTTTAAATGATACTCAAGCATTTGACACTAGCACTACATACTGGAATGACACTACTCCTTCATCAACACTTTTTACAGTAGGAACTAATGGAGACACAAACTCTTCAGGAACAATGATTGCTTACTGTTTCGCACAAAAACAAGGTTACAGCAAATTTGGTTCTTATCTTGGTAATGGTTCTTCTGATGGTGTATTTGTTTATACAGGATTTGCTCCAGCTTTTGTTATGGTTAAAAAAACAGGTGGCACAGGAAATTGGGGAATTAATGATACAAAAAGAGATTTTAATGCAACTTATGGTAATGACGCTTCACTTTATGCAAATACAAATGGTGCAGAAACCACATCATCGTCTTTAAATATAGATTTATTATCTAATGGCATGAAATTAAGATCAGACAATTCTTCTTATAATGCTTCGAGTGGAAACTACATCTACATGGCGTTTGCAGAATTTCCATTTACATCAAGTACGGGAACCCCTGTTACGGCTAGATAAATTATGGGAAATAAGGTATAAAAAATTATGTCAAAACAAAACGGCGGAATAATAGGACCAAATAATATACCCACGGGAGCTTTCGGATCAGCTTCTGGAGTATGGAAATTATCCGATGCAATAAATTACAAAAGACAAGGAACATGGCCAGTAGTTTTAAATAATTTTCAAGTTGATAACTCATGTAGGTTTAACACTGCAAGTTCAGATTATTTAACAAAAACATATTCTACAACAGCTAGTTCAAAAAAAATATTAACAGTATCAGCTTGGTTAAAAAGATCAACATTAGGTGTAATTCAAGAAGTATTTTCAGCTTCTAGAGCATCAGATGGATACCAAACAGATATGATTCGTTTTGGTGCATCAGATCAATTAGAATTTTTTTCATTTCCAAGTTCAGGTGGTACTACTTCAGTCAAAACAAATAGGGTTTTTCGTGACACGAGTGCGTGGTACAATATCGTAGTAATGGTTAACACAACAGATAGCACAGCATCAGACAGAGTAAGGATGTATGTTAATGGTGTAAGAGAAACTTCTTTTGCTACAGCAAGTTATCCCCCTCAAAATGATGATTTAACACCAATTGGTATTGCTTCAGGTACTGTTCATAGTGTTGGTGCAGTAGGAACATCAGCTTATTATAGTGGTTATCTAGCAGAAGTAGTTTATGCAGATGGTCAAGCATTAGACTCGTCATCATTTGGAGAATTTGATTCTCAAACAGGAATTTGGGTTCCTAAAATTGTTACAGGTTTAACATTTGGCAACAATGGATTTTATTTAAATTTTCAAAATAGTGGTGCTTTAGGAACAGATGTATCAGGTAATGGAAATAACTACACGGTTAATAATTTAACAAGCATAGATCAATCTATTGATAGTTGCACAAATAATTTTGCAAACTTAAACGCATTATCAAAAGGTTCTAATATAGCTTTATCAAACGGTAATCTTTCAGCATCAAACGGTAATACAGACAACAGTGTTCTTGGAAACATGGCTTTTGCAAACGGTAAATGGTATTGGGAAGCAAAATGCACTGGAGCAACTACTTATGCTACTATTGGAATAACTTTAGCAAGTGTAGATGGTGGTGTTCATAGTGCTGTAGATGCAGGTAGAATTGTATATTCTAGTACTGGATACATTTACAGAGAAGGTTTATCTGGTCAGGGTAACACTTCTGGTGTAGCAACTTTTACAACAAATGATATTATTGGTATTACCTTTAATGCACAAAATGGTTCTGTAGTGTTTTATAAAAATGGTGTTTTGATAAATACTACGACAGATAGTCAACTTTTATACACTAATAATCAATACATAAACTCAGCTGGTTTAAATCAAGGAAGTTTTGATTTTAATTTTGGATCTCCAACTTACGCAATCTCATCAGGAAACGTAGATTCTAGTGGACTAGGTAATTTTGAATATGCAGTTCCCGAAGGTTTTTATAGTTTATGTACAAAAAATTTAAATTTAATAGGATAGAATTATGAGTTATTCAACAATAGACAAACCATCAGATTATTTTAATACAGTTACTTACACAGGTACTGCAGGTGGACAAACAATTTCTGGTGTAGGAAATCAACCAGATTTTATATGGGTTAAACAAAGAGGAGATGCAGGTTACGATCATTCATTACACAATTCAGTTTCAGGAATGTTAAAACAATTAATATCAAATTCAACTTCTGCTGAAATTACAAATACTGATACAGTTACATCTACTAATGCTGATGGATTTGTGTTAGGTGCTGATACAGCAGGCCCAAATGCAAACTCAAACAACCAAGATGGAAAAACCTATGTTGCTTGGAACTGGAAAGCGGGTAGTGCTGTATCTGGTAATACTACAGGTAGTGGTACTAGCAAAAGTTATACAGGTTCAGTAAATACTGCAGCAGGTTTTTCAATTATTGGTTATGGAGGTAATGGAACAGCAGGACATACAATTCCTCATAATTTATCAGCTACACCTGATGCAATTATTGTTAAAAATAGAAGTGCTGCTTGGAACTGGTCTGTTTATCATAAAGATTCTTTTACATCTCAAGCAGCTCCTGGAGTAGTATATTTAAACACAACAGCAGCAAAAGCTAATGATACAAATGTTTGGGGTAACTCAAGTGTTACTATAAACTCAACTGTATTTAGTGTAGGAGATTATGAAGGAACCAATCTAGATGGAAGTAATTTAGTTGCTTACTGTTTCGCACAAAAACAAGGTTACAGCAAATTTGGTTCTTATACTGGTAATGCAAGTACAAATGGCCCATTTGTTAATACCGGATTTAAACCTGCTTTTGTTATGGTAAAACGAATTAATGGCACAAGTGATTGGTTAATATGTGATGATGTAAGAAATCCATCAAATGTTGTTAATAAAAAATTATTTGCAAATACAAATGGAGAAGAAGATAGTTACGATAGTTTTGATTTTGTTTCAAATGGTTTTAAAATAACAAGTTCAGGAACTGGTCACAATGCAAGTGGAGCAGATATGATTTACATGGCTTTTGCCGAAAATCCATTAGTAGGTAGTAATTTTGTGCCTACAACTGCTAGATAATTAATGAATTTAATCTGTAGACAACTATATATAAATAACTTATAAGGAGAATATTATGTACGCAAAAGTAGAAAATAACACAATAGTTAAAGTTAATTCAAGCTTGGCTTCTTTTAATAATGCAGCACCATCTTGGAGTGCAGAACAACTTGTAGCTAACGGAATATACGAAATAGTATATGACAGCACAAATTTAAAAGACAACAGGTTTTATATCAATGGCGCAGAAAGTTTTACTTTCGCTAACGATGTAGTGACAGCAAGTTATGCTGCAGCAGTAGGTAAAACAATTGATGATGTTAATGCAGTTGACCAAGAAGGTAATGCTATATTAGATAGCGATGGTGTTCAAATAATTAATTCAGGTGTTAAAACAAATGAAAAAAATCAAATCAAAGCTGAAGCATTAGGATTATTACAATCTACAGATTGGTATGTTGTAAGACACGCTGAGTCAGCAACTGCAATTCCAGCAAATGTTTCAACTTTTAGAACAGCAGTTAGAACTAAATCTAACGAAATAGAAACAGCGATAGATAATGCAACTACAATTGAAGCAATAGAAGCTTTATTTACTTACACAAGAGGTGCAGACAATGTTTCTTCTAGACCTTTAGGTGAATGGCCTACTTTATAGTACAGTACATAGCTTACTAAAACATTTGAATTCAACATAAATCTGATATACTACCTAATAAACAGGTTTTTATATGTTACAAAAATTAGGGTTTTTACCAGGGTTTAATAAGCAAGTTACGTCTACCGGCGCTGAATCTCAGTGGACGGATGGAGAAAACGTGCGTTTTAGATACGGTACACCTGAGAAAATAGGTGGTTGGAACCAATTAGGACAAGATAAATTAACAGGTGCTACAAGAGGTTTGCATCATTTTGTTAATAAAGATTCTACAAAATTTTCAGTTATAGGAACTAACAGAATTTTATATGTTTATTCTGGAGGTGTGTATTATGACATACACCCTTTAGTTAATCCATCAGGTACAACTTTATCAAATTGTTTTACTACAACTAATGGATCAAACACAGTTACAATTACATTCCCAACACCACATAGTTTTAAAGCAGGAGACATTATATTATTTAGTAATTTTTCAACTGCAACTAATTCTAATTATACGGCAACAGATTTTGATGACATAAAATATATGGTAACTAGTGTTCCAAGTGACACTACTATTACTATTACAATGGATAATAATGAAACAGGATCAGGTGCCACTACATCTGGAAGTGTTAAATTTTTTCAATACTATCATGTAGGACCAGCAGAACAACTTGGTGCGTTTGGTTGGGGTATTGCATTGTGGGGTGGTAATTTATTAGGAGCGTTAACCAATACTTTAAATGGTGCTATTTCTTCTACGTCAGGCGGAAACAATGGTTCTGCTACAGAAATTACATTAACTAATTCAACAGGTTTTCCAACTACAGGTACAAACCATGTCTTAATAGGCACAGAAGAAATATCATACACAGGTGTTTCAGGAAATAAACTTACAGGTATAGGAAGAGGAGCGAGAGGAACTACAGCTACGACTCATTCTAATGGTGCAACAGTAACTAATTCATCTGGTTTTACTGGATGGGGTTCAGCTGCAGCTAACACCGACCAAGTTATTGATCCTGGTCTATGGGCATTGGATAATTTAGGAAGCACATTAATAGCATTAATACATAATGGTGAATGTTTTGAGTGGGATGGTGATGCAACAAATGCAACAGCAACACGTGCAACTATTATAACCGGTGCACCAACAGCGTCACGTGATATGTTGGTCTCTACACCTGACCGTCACTTAGTATTTTTTGGAACAGAAACAACTATTGGTAACAAAGCAACACAAGATGATATGTTTATAAGATTTTCTTCTCAAGAAAATATTAATGACTATACACCTACAGCAGAAAACACTGCCGGTACACAAAGACTAGCCGCTGGATCACGGATCATTGGAGCTAAACTTGGTAGGAATGCAATTTATGTTTGGTCTGATACATCTTTATTTACTATGCGTTTTGTTGGACAACCATTTACATTTGCTTTTGAACAGGTAGGTACTAACTGTGGATTGATAGGACAGAATGCAGCTGTTGAAGTTGATGGTGCTGCGTACTGGATGTCTGATAACGGTTTCTTTAGATACACTGGTAAACTAGAATCTATGGATTGCTTGGTTGAAGATTTTGTTTATGATGATCTTAATACTTCATCTAATCAATTAGTTTATTGTGGTATTAATAACTTGTTTGGTGAGATTACTTGGTTCTATCCAACAGCAGCATCGAACAATGTTAACAGAGCAGTTACATATAGTTATCTAGATTCAACTGCTAAACGACCTATATGGTTTACAAATGCAAATAGTTTATTTCCTAGAACAACTTGGGAAGACTCAGCAGTATTTGGTTTACCTCATGCAACTAAATATAATGCCGGTGATGATGCATCGTTTGATGTAAGAGGTAATACAGACGGTATAACAATATACTTTGAACATGAAACAGGGGTTAATCAACAAGAAGCAGCAACAGCTGCTGTTGCAATTCCAGCAAACATTACGTCTGGAGATTATGATATTACACAAAAAGTTATAAGAGGGGCCGCTACAAACATGGCTGACCTCAGAGGTGATGGTGAAAACATTATGAGAGTAAGTAGAATTATTCCTGACTTTATATCACAACAAGGAAATGCTATTATACAATTAGATTTAAGAGATTATCCTAGTGACACAGCAGTTAGCTCATCGTTAGGTCCGTTTACTGTATCATCTACAACAACAAAAGTAGACACACGTGCAAGAGCAAGAGCTATAGCTCTTACAATATCTAACACAGCAGTGGATACTAGTTGGAAATTAGGAACTTTTAGGTTAGATATACATGCTGGAGGAAGACGATAATGATAGATAAAAAAATAAATCAAGATATAGGTTTTAGCATAGTTAAACCATCTAAAGATGGATCAAGACCAGGTTATAGAAGAAGTAATTATGATGGTAGCGGAGGTGGTTTTGATGGACCTGGTTCATCCCCTGGTCCTACAGGTGGAGATAATAACGCTCCTGGTGATGGAGCAGGTCCTAACCCGGAAGACAACCATCCTTTTAATACAGGACCAGACCCAGTAGTAACAGAGTTAGATGTTAAAGAACAATATGGGTTAGGCGTTCCTGTTACATTAAATAAACCACTAACTCTATCTCTACCTCCAGATTTTACTAAAGTTGGACCAAATTCTCAGTTTGCAATAAACACACAATTACAAAATGAACTAAAAGATTATAAACCAAAAACAGTACTTCCTGGTTTTTTAAATATTTTTAAACTTGGAACTCCAGCAAATATAAATTTTTTTAATAAAAATAGTATTGGAGGAAAAATAAATCCTACAACTGGACAACCTTTTGGTTATGGAATAGATGGTTTTAAAGATTACATGGAACAAAGATCACTTGGAAATGTAGGAGCTTATGGTGGTACAGAATTAAGTCAAAACGCAATTAACGCAGGTTCTGGAGGAGATAATGGTATTATGGATGTTTATAATGCTCCTAACTACACTGATGATGGAGATGCTGATGGCGATGGCGATGTTGATCAAGATGATTTTATCTTTAGATATTTTGACAAGACAGGTGAGACATTACAGGCAGGTGCTGGAGGAGTAGAAGATTTAATGACACAAATTAGACAAAGAATTAATAATATATTTTCATAATGGCAAAGATAGTACAAACATTAACAAGAGCAAGTTCAGAGTATGAAGAAGACGTAGCACAGTCTTTGGTTAGGGATTTAGATGCTGTTCTTGAAAAATTAAATAGTACGTTTCAAGAAGAATTAAAACAGGAGATAGAAGCATTTAACTTCTTTGTAAATTAATGGCAGTAGTAAACCAATATAAATTTAAAGGCATAGATAACAGTACAAGTGGTAGTGCTCTTACACCATTAGGTGCTGGTAATCCTTTGGTTAGTGAAACATATGTTATAAAATCTATACTTGTTACATCAGCTGGTACACCAAGTGTAACGATTCTTAACAATAGTGTTACAGCTATTAAATCAGCACAGTTGACGGCTAACACAACAACAGAATTATTAACTCAACCATTAATAGTTGAAGGTGGAAAAGCCTTTACAGTACAATCAAGCACAACAGACTCGTTTGATGTAGCTATTAGCTATCTAAATATTAAGAAAGAGGTAACAACATAATGAAAATATATAATGCTAAAGTAGAAGAAACTTACAGACACAAACAAACTGGAGAGATTTTTAAGGAAAGAAAAGACTGGGAAGTCAAAGGTTATAAGAATGAGGACATGGCACAGGATGTAAAAGTTATCATGCCTCCTCTTGATTTGTTCAGTAAAACAAAGTAAACTAATAAAACCATGGGAATAGAAGATATACAAATTTCAGAAGAACTTGAGACTAACGCACCCTCTATAAAATATAGTGGTAACGAAGGTCCTAAATCTCCACAAGAAGAGATGATGATGGTCGATGCTATGTTAGAAGAAGAGTATGAAAAATACGTCTTTGATTTATTAGAACAAAGACCCGACGCTCAACCCATGTCAATGGAAGAATTTAAAAGAATGGTTATTGGAGATATGTCAGGTGGTCAACCACTACCACAAGATCCAACAAAACCAGTTAATCCTTTTGGTCCTAAACCTACAGGACCAGTATTACCTAACAGACAGATGGCAGCCTTCGGTGGTATCATGGGTTTAGATGGTAGACGTCAATACGGAATAGGAAGTTCAATTAAAAAAAGAATTAGAAAAATTATACCTAACGAATTAGCAGCAGTTGCAGAAGTTGCAGCGCCGTTTGTTGCACCTCTTAACCCAGCTCTTGCAGCAGCTATGTCAGCTGTGGGTGGTTTTGATAGAACAGGTAGAATAGGTTCATCACTTAAATCAGGAATAAAAAATTATGCTATGGGTCAATTAATGAGAGGTATAGGTGGTGGTACAGAAAATTTACAAGCAAGCCCATTTAGAAAAGGTGTTAGCTTTGGTGAGAGGTTTCAAGGATTTGGAAATGCTAGTAAAATGGGTACAGGTTTTGGAAAATATTTTAGTAGTCCTGTGCAAGCATCAGGTGGACTAGGAGAGATACTTGCAGATAACGCTGCTGCTAAAAGTCAAGCATTAAAAGATGCTTCAAATCAAAACACAGTAGGTAAACAATTATTTCAAGGAAATGAAAATGATGGTTTATTAGATCTTACAAATATTAATAAAGGAGCTGCTAAAACTCCACTAGGAGAACTAGGTTCTAAAATCATGGAATACGTTCCAACATCTTTTAGTGATTTAAAAGATCCTAAAAAAATTTTAGGTGCTGTGGGTATATTTAAAACAGCAGAAGTATTATTAGGTGATCCAGGAAAAGTAGAAAATCAAATTATGAACCGTGGTGAAGGATTAGATCTTGATGCTATTAGAAAAGAAGTACAAGAAGCATTTAGTGATGAGACAGGTGAAGCATTAAAAGCACTTCAAACAAAGTATCCTTATCTAGGTAGACAAGATACTAAAGACATAGAAAACATGGCTATGGGTGGTAGAATAGGTTATGGCTTAGGTAGTTTAGTTACAGAATCTGCAGTGGCTCAACCCGTATCTGGATTACTTATGAAATTAGATAGACCTGTACAACCAGGAGACCCTATAGGATCTTATTATCCTGATCCTTCTGGAGGGTTAAGAGACCTATCAAGAGAATTACCTATGTCAAATAGTGGTGGTATGGGTGGAATGCTTTCTAAATTAATTAGTAATAATCCACACCTTTTTAAAAATGTTAGTGGTCAAAATAATAATTCCTATAATCAAAAAATGTATAATCAATATTTTAGAGACGAAGAAGATTTTATAGATGAAAATTTTAACAATATAGATGATAGAGAAGAAGGGTTTATGGGTAGTAGAATTAGTAGAGCTGAAGGTGGATTAATGGACCTTGGTGGTATGGAAAAAGATTATAGAGCTGAAGGTGGGTTTGTACCTATTGGAAGAGAAGAAAAAGCAGACGATGTGCCTGCAAGATTAAGTGTAAATGAGTTTGTATTTACTGCAGATGCTGTTAGAAATGCAGGTGGTGGAGATATAGATAAAGGCGCAGAAGTTATGGAAAACATGATGAAACATTTAGAACAAGGTGGACAAGTATCAGAGGAGTCACAAGGAATGCAAGGCGCTAGAGATATGTTTGCAACATCACAAAGATTAAGCGAGGTAATATAATGGCTGTAACACAAACACAAGCACTCCCACCACAATATGTAGAAGATCTACAAAAAGATTATGGAAAACAGGTAACAGCGTTAACCGCTGCACCATTAGATACCGATAAATTTGCACCTCTTGTTGCTTCACAAAATCCTGCTCAACAAGCAGCATATCAAATAGCTACAACACAAGGCCAAGGTATCGGTGCGTTTCAACCTTACATTTCACAAGCAGGAGCATACGACACTGCAGCTGCAAATTTATCAGGAGCAGGAGCTTACCAACCTTTTATGTCTCCGTATCAACAAGATGTAATTGATGCAACACTAGCAGAGTACGACACACAATCAGCAGCTGGTCTAGCAGGTATAGGTCAACAAGCAGCTATGTCTGGTAACTTAGGTGGTGGTCGTGAAGGTGTTATGAGATCAGAATACCAAAGCAAATCTGACATGAACAGAGCACTGTTACAATCAGGATTATTACAACAAGGTTTCACTCAAGCTAATCAATTAGCTAATCAAGCATTTGGTCAACAAATGAATTTAGGACAAAATCAACAAATGTTAGCTGGACAAGTTCCAGGATTGTATGGACAAGATATTAATACTTTAGGGTCAGCGGGCGCGACTCAACAATCACAACAACAAGCAGTCTTAGATGCTATAAGAGAACGAAACAGGCTAAGAGCTTACGAACCATATGAAAGATTAGGTTTCCAAGGTTCAGGTATACAAACTATTACATCTGGAATGCCGGGACAATATCAGTCTATGGTAACACCTAATCCTACGCCGTTGCAGAATGCGTTAGGAATAGCGTCAGTTGGTGGAGGACTAATGACTGGTTACGGTGATTATCTGAGTGCTATAAAATAATGAATAATAATAATTTATATAAAAGACCTATGTTTAGAAAAGGTGGATCTGCTGAAGGCGGAATTACATCTGGATTACAAGCACCTAGACAAGGTTATGAAAAAGCAGGTTCTGTACAAGCATTAAACATGGATCAAAACATGGCAGAGTTTTTAAGAAACGCATCTATCGGTGATATGAAAGCGGCAGCTGATCAAATGTATACTCCAAAAGAAAGACCAAACTATGCTAAACGTAGAGTTGGTGATCTAATGATTGACTTTGGAATAGATATTGCAACTAGAACACCAACAGGTAGTGGTATTAGTGGAGCAATAAGCACGGCACTAGCAGCAGCTAAAGATCCATTTGAAAAATTTAAAGCATCAAGAGCTAACGAAGAATTATTAATGCAACAACAAACAGATAATTTAGATACTAGAAGAGCAGGTATGTTTAAATCATTGATCGAAGGTCAGTCAGATATATTAGCAGAAAAATCTGGATCAGGTCGTTTTAGAGACGAAGCAGCAGCTGCAGAACTAAGAAGAATTATTCCAAGACTACAAGAATTAAAAGAAAAAAGAAAAAATGAAACATTAGGTCAAGGTGAAGATGTAGAATTATTACAACTGCAAGAAGAGTTTAATTTGTATCGTAAAAAAGATGTGAGTCAAGAAGTGTTAATTGACATTTTTGTAAAGGGAAAAGGTGAAAGATACCTACCTAATAAAATAGAAGAAATATATAATGAAGATTTAAAATTGGGTGCTAATCGTAAATATAAATCTCAAAATGATCCACAAATTGAAAAAGATGCTTTGGATGCTATTAGAAAAGAAATACAAGAATTAACATCATCTTATGCTAGTGGTGGGAGAGCAGGATACGCAAACGGTGAAATGGTTGAAGAGCAAGTTACTGAAACAGAGACCATGGCCCCCGGACCAATGGCTCAATCAGACAATCCTATAAGCTATGATCAACTAAGAGCAAGATTACCAGCAGAGATTACAGATGACATTGTAGAATTAATGGCTAACAGTGCAGAAGCATTAGAAGACTTTGCTATGATTTCATCACAACAAGATGTAGATCTGTTTAACCAAAAATATAGCGTTAATTTAGTATTACCATCAGGAGCGTAACATGGCAGAAACAGCCTACGAACGATTTCTCAAAGATGTCAAAGACGATGAAGCTGTTGATATAGAGATAAGAGATCCCAAACCCTTAGACTTAGATCAAATTAAATTTAGAATACAAGAAGAATTAGCAGGACAATCAAAACCTAAAAGACCTGTCAAATGGTTAGCTATGCCTGACCCTAAAAGTATTTTAGAATTATATAATACATTAAGTCCTAACTCACAAATTGGACAAGCCATAGCAGCCATGACTAAAGGCAAAGTAAACATGACATCAATAAAAGATATTCAAGCTTTACCTGATGCAAAGGCTCCTAGTTTTAAAATTAATAACGAAGAGATCACACAAGAAAGAGATTACACAACTGGCCTAGATGAAATAGCAAAAGGTATTAGTTCTGGTGTATATGATTTACAAAATAGTTTAGGTTCATTATTATTTGCAGGAACAGACTTAGCTTTCAACACAGATTTTATGTCTGACTTTGAAAAAGTTATGAAAGAAAGAGAGCCTACTCGTCCTGAAACATGGAGAGGAGAGGTTACATCTTTGCTTACACAATACGGTATACCTGGTACAGCTATTGCAAAAATTGCAGGAAGAATACCCGCAGTGGTTAAAATGAAAAAAGCAGCAGATGCTGTTAAAGGTGGTAAGCTTAGAAAAGTTAGTCAGGTATCAACGAGAGTTGCAGAGGGTGCAACGATAGTTGGAGCTACAGATTTTATAGCATCTAATCCTGGTCGACAATCTTTTTTTGTAGATGCAGAAGACACTAAAGGTTTAACTGGTAGAAAAAAAGCAGGAGCGGAATTTAGAAACAGAATTAAATACGGTGCCGAAGGTGCATTAATAGGTGGGGGTTTTCCATTAGTTGGTAAATTTACACAACTAGGTTTTAAATATTTAGGAAAACCATTAATGGTTAATAAATATGGTGTAGGTGTAGCGCAACTAGGTGCTAAAGCAATTGACAAAACAGTAATGAAAGGTGCTAAGTTAGTGTTAGGTAATAAATTAGTATCACCTCTAACAAAAGCAGGATCTGAAACATTACAAAAAGCAGGTAAATTTACTATAAATAAATTAGTAGCACCATTATTAGTAAACGCTACAGCAGGTACAGGTTTAGGAAGCAAGTTCGTAACACAGCTACCACCATTTAAAGATTGGAGATTAAAATCTGTAACATCACCTAACAAAGTAAATAGAAATGTTAAAAGAATAGATAATTTTTTATCATGGTTTAGATCTTATGGTAAACAACCTAAAGACATAGAGGGTGTAAGTGAACAAGTTAAGTTATATATAAAAGGTAGAGCTAGAAAAATAGATAGAACTTATGAAGGTTTAGAAAAAACTGCATACAATTTAGCTAAAAAATTTCAAGACGATTATAACGGAGCAACTACATCATCGCCAATACAAAAATATTATTTAGATATGATAGATGAATATTTAAAAGGTCAAAGAAAACTAGATGACCTACCAGTAGAACTACAGGCAGGAGCCAAAGATTTAGCAAAAGATATTAAAAGTATTATGACTGAGTTTAAAAAAGTATTACCTAGAGGAAAAGAAGCTGATGAGTTGGCAAAAGAATTGGGTAATGTAGAAATAAATAATATTAGTAAATATTTAATTAGATCTTTTAAAACATTTGGAAACCCTAACTATGTTCCTGATGAAAAAATTATGAACAGGGCTGTTGATTTTTTAGTAGAAAAAGTAATTAAAAAAAATACAAACTTAAAAGAATCCGCAAGAAATACTTTTCCAAAATTAAAACCAGAACAAGCTTACATCGAGTCTGCTAAAATGCATGCAGAAGATATATTGAGAACAGGTAAAGCCGAAGGTAAATCACCAATAGTACAGTTAAGGGATATAGGAACTCGTATACTACAAAATGATAAATTTAAATTTTTAAAAACAGGTGAAGAATTACCAGATGCAATAAAAAATTTATTAGGACCTGAAAGAAATTTAAAAGCATCTGTTGGTTACACTACGGCAGAAGCTATTTCATCCATGGCTAATAAAAGAGCTGCAGACTACATTGCAAGATCAGGTTTAAAGAATGGTTGGTTATTTAATACTGCAGAGGATGCAACTAATGCAGGTTTTATCGGAGCACAACAAATTAAAAGTGTACCAAGACTTGGTATAATGAAATCAGATTTATTAAACAAGTGGGCATCACCTGAGTATGTAGAAAGTTTTGCAGGTGTGGGTGGTTCTTTAGATAAACTTGTTGAAAATGCTTTTTATCGTTTCATGTTACAATCTAAAGTAGGTGTACAGATTGGTAAAACATTATACTCACCACAAACACAAGTTAGAAATGTAACGTCAGCTTCATTCTTTGCATTAATGAATGGACACATAGGTGGCAAAGCTAGTGTAACAGATGCTATGCAGATTGTTGCAAGAGATATATTTAAAGCAGGTGGTAATAAAATTGATGAAGTAGAATTTAATAATTATGTAGAAAAATTAATTAGACTAGGTGTGTGGGATGAAAACGTTGTAGCAGCAGAATTAAAAGCTGTAACTCAAGATATAAAAAACAATATAATAAATACTAGTGATAAATTATTTGATAGATTAATGAAGATGGCACCTACAGATAAAGTTGCAAGACTATACGCAGGTGGTGATAATTTATGGAAAGGTTATGGTTTCGAATTTGGTAAATCACAATTGTACCAAGCATTAAAAAGTTTAGATGATGTTAAAGAATGGTTTAGATACATGGGTAAAGAATTTGATCCAATCAATACCGTTACGGGAGTTAAAAAAACATATGATGATGCGATAGAAGAAGCGTCAGCATTTTTATTAAGAGATACGTATCCAACATACAGTAAAGTACCACCTCTTATCCAACAATTAAGAAAGTTACCACTTGGAAACTTTATATCATTTCCTGCAGAAATACTTAGAACAGGTGCAAACATTATTAGTACGGGATTAAAAGAATCAGCACACCCTAACAGAGCCATACAACAAATGGGTATAAGAAGATTGACAGGTGCATTTTTAACTAGTTATGCTATTGGAAAAGGGTTTACAGAACTTTCACAATTCTTAACAAATTCTACAAGCTCACAGTGGGCAGCATACAGTAGATCGTCAGCTGCGTCTTGGGATGCAAATAAAAACTTATTAGCTGTTAAGGGTTGGAAGAATGGCGAAAGTGCTGCAATTAATTTTTCATACTTTAGTCCTTACGATAGTTTGTTTGAACCACTAGATGCAGCTATTGCACAAGCACAGAAACAAAATCTAAACCCACAAGAAACAGAACAGTTTGTAATGAACTTAATGTTTGGAGAAGAAGGACCAGTATTATCTTATTTAGAACCGTTTGTATCAGAGCCGTTAGGGTTTGACAGATTTATAGATGTGACTACAAGAAATGGTAAGAAAGATGGGGGTGGATCTGTGTACACACAATCAGATGACCTTGGAGATAAATTTATTAAATCACTAATCCACGTATTAGATGGTGTTAAACCTGGTTTTGTATCTAGTGGTCAAAAAATTGGTGATGCTTTGTCATTAGATTTAACTAAAGGTGGAAAACCAGTTAATTTGTCAGATGAATTACTAGCCTTGTTTACTGGAACACGGATCATTAGAATTGATGTTAAAAAAGATCTTAGATATTTTACATCTACAATGAACAGATTATTAAGAGCAGTTGATGAAACAGAAAAATTT